GGTTACACTTTGACGCTTAACGGACAAGAGGCGGTTCCTGCTAACTTCTTGGACGGCACTTTGGCTGCTGCTGGAATTTCTACTATCGTTGTAGGTACAGATTTTTAATATACCTTTGACAAATGGATACTAAACAAACTATTTACAATATCCTCGCTTCTACTAAGAGCGAGCCAGTTAGTGTAGAATTAGGCAAATGGGACGCTCAAACAAACGCAGACCTTGATAAGTCGTTTTCTGCTGCTTCTATTGCTATTGACCAAGTAGATAAGGGAAAGGCGAACTTAAAAAAATCAATCTTGGTACACAAGAGCGTGATGGCCGCTTACGACAAGTGGATTAGCGGTCTTCAGAAAGCAGCGGATTCAATTCAACCTACTGGAAATAAAAGAAATGATGACCTTTCTAAAAAAGCTGCGGAGTTTAATGTTTTTGACGCAAAGAAACAAAAGGACAAGATTGAAAAACAAATGAAAGAAGTTGAACGGTTGCTTGCAAAACTTGCTGGTTTTCCTTTTTAATAATTAAATCAATTCATAAAGGCCACCTCCGGGTGGCTTTTTTGTTTGTAAGAAAAACAAAACGCCCGACTTGAGTTAATTAGAGGATGAATATTTTAACCACAAGCGCAACAGCGCAGAATTTACAAATCATCCCTCGCTCGTTTCCTGCTTCTGTTTCGGCACGGTTAACGAATGAATCTACCAATACCACCCAAACGCAAACAATCGCACCTACAAGCGCTAACGGGTATATGACCTTGAATGCTGCTTGGACTTTAAAGGCACAAAACTTTTACCTATTGGAGGTGTTTAGTGGTGTAAATTTGATTTATCGTGGCCGGGTATTCTGCACCGACCAAACAAACTTCGAGAAGTTCACCGTGAATGCCGGGGTGTACGACCAAGAAACCGCAGGAGATAATACGTTCGTAATTATATGAGCAACATACGATTTATGGCCTTAAATTCCTACGTTAAGCCGCAGGTAAAGGAGGTTAGTGGAAAGAACTGGATTGAGTACGGGAATGATAATAATTATTTCCAATACCTGATTGACCGCTACAACGGAAGTCCTACTAATAACGCAATCATTAACGGCGTTATCGATATGATTTTCGGCAAGGGTCTGGCTGCAACAGACGCAGCCCAGAAGCCCGACGAGTACGCAATGATGATGGGCTTATTCACCAAGAATTGCGTTAAGAAGGTCGTTAGCGATTTTAAGATGATGGGCAACGCTGCCTTTCAGGTTATTTACAACCAAGACCACTCAAAGGTTGTGGGGATTGAGCATATCCCAGTCGAGACCTTGCGTGCTGAAAAGTGCAACGAGGAAGGTTTTATCCCTGCTTATTACTACGCAAAGAATTGGGATAGGGTAGCACAACGCAAGGAAGTTCCGGTACGCATTGATGCTTACGGAATGTCCAAGGCGGGTATCGAGATTCTGTACATTAAACCGTACAAAGCAGGATACTACTACTACGCCCCAACGGACTACCAAGGTTCCTTGCCTTACGCAGAGCTGGAGGAAGAGGTAGCGAATTACCATATCAGCAACATTAAGAACGGACTTGCTCCGTCTATGCTGATTAACTTTAATAACGGAACACCTACCGAAGACGAGCAGAGCTTAATTGAGGCACGTATTGCCGATAAGTTTTCCGGTAGCTCGAATGCTGGCCGTTTTATCTTGGCGTTTAACGATAACAAGGAACTCGCAGCAACAATCGAACCCGTACAATTATCCGACGCAAGCGAGCAGTACCAATTCCTTTCCTCGGAATGTACGCAAAAGATTATGGTAGGTCACCGGGTCACAAGCCCGATGCTTTTGGGCATTAAGGATAGCAGCGGACTTGGTAATAATGCCGACGAGTTGAAGACGGCTTCTATCTTGTTTGATAACGTGGTTATTAGACCATTACAAGAGATTATCCTCGATGCAATAGAGCAAGTGCTATCTTTCAACGGGGCGGCCTTAAATATCTATTTTAAGACGTTACAGCCGTTGGAGTTCAAAGAGGAAATTGTTGCTCCTTCCGAGGTGGTGGAGGAATCTACCGGAGTGGAGGATAGCGGTATTGCAATGTCCGCCGACGTGAGCGACGAAGTTCTTAACGGAATGTTCGATGCGTTGAACGAGTTTGGCGAAGACGAGGACTTGGACGAATGGGAATTGGTGGACGAACGCCCCGTTGACTACGAGCAAGAGGAGTATTTGGATTCAATCTTAAAGTTCGCCAAGACCGGTGAGGCGTTTCCCAACGCAAAGAGTGAGCAAGACGGAGTAACCAAAGACGGACGCAAGTACAAGATTCGTTATTCCTATGCCCCTGGCACAACCAAGACCAATAGCCGTGAGTTTTGCAAGCTGATGGTAAACGCAAAGAAGGTGTACCGCAAGGAGGATATTATGCGTATGCGCAAGCAGGAAGTTAACGCAGGATTCGGGCCTCGTGGCGCAGCAACATACGATATATGGCTCTACAAAGGAGGCGCACGTTGTCATCACTTCTGGATGCGTAAGACCTACCTGGCAAAAGCCGAAGGCGTAACTCCTGACGCTAAAAACCCGAATGCCGACGTATCGGTAAACCAAGCTCGTAAGGCAGGCGTAAAGCCAGAGACGAATAACCCAAAGGTTGCAAAGCGTCCGGTAGATATGCCCCACCAAGGATTCTTAAAACCTCGTAAATAATGGCCACGGCTCTTTTTATCAAACGTGAGGATATTGTACGCAATACGGTTATTTCCGGCAACGTCGATACGGATAAGTTTATCCAGTTCATCAAGATTGCCCAAGAGATTCATATTCAGAATTACACGGGAACCAAGCTGTACGATAAGATTTCCTCGGATATTATCGCTAACACCCTTTCAGGTAATTACCTATCCCTTGTAACGGATTACGTGCAGCCAATGCTTATCCACTTTGCAATGGTTGAGTATTTGCCGTTTGCTGCTTACACGGTAGCCAACGGAGGTGTGTACAAGCATACGAGCGAGAACGCAACAAACGCAGAGAAAATCGAAATTGATTATTTAGTTGAAAAGGAACGCACGATAGCAAAATACTACACGGAGCGTTTTATCGACTATATGAGCTTCAACCAATCCTTGTTCCCAGAGTACAATGAAAACGTCAACGAAGACATCTACCCAGACCGAGATTCCCGCCCGGCCTCGTGGGTGCTATAAGGTAAAGAGCGAGAATCTAATTAAATTAAAAAAGTACCTGGAAAATGGCAAATAGCATCGGGTGGGGTAATATCTACTGCTCCTCTAATTGGGGAGATGAGGACCACAATACGAGGGCAATAGGTGACGTACCTACTTGCTTTGGTAACGCATACATTTATGCGGATGCGTATGTTGCCCGTGTTGCCGCTGATAGCGGAACCACCGAAGGGTACGAGTGTTTAGTTGTTGCAATTGATAAATTAAACTTTAACTAATGTCAAGTTTCTACGATGATGCCAGTTTGGTAGTAATTCCAAGCGGCTATAAGACAAGCAAGGTATATGCCGAGAAACCGACAGACGGAAGCGGTGATTTGGCCTTCACCCGCACAGGCGATACGGCTACCCGTGTAAATTCTGCGGGAATTATTGAGAAGGTGCGAACTAATATAAATACATACAGCGAGCAGTTAGATAATGCAGCTTGGACTAAACAATCCACAACGGTAACCGCAAACGCTACCACAGCACCTAACAACACATTAACTGCTGATAAGTTAATTGCAACGGGCACCACGGCGTTTCACGGTATATTTAATGTCAACGCAACTTTAAGTAGTCTTCACACATTTAGTTTTTATGCTAAAAAAGCAGAGTATAATTTTGTTACTGCTCTTGACCAATTTAGCGGAAGATTTCTTGCCTCTTTTAATTTAGATACTGGAGTAGTATCAAGTGGAAGCGGAGCGAGTATTCAATCAGTAGGCAATGGTTGGTATCGTTGTGCGATTTCGTTTGATGGTGCAGCAAGTGCTGTTGTTGCTACTTTAGCCCCAAGCCCTTCTAGTGCTTCAGTTAACTATTTAGGCGATGGAACAAGCGGTATATTCGTTTGGGGAGTACAGCTTGAAACGGGCGACATCGCAACAGACTACATCCCCACCACCACCGCAGCGGTAAGTGTTGGCCCAGTTGCTAACGTACCCCGCCTGGACTATTTAGGTAGTACCTGCCCACGTTTAAATTTGGAACCGCAGCGGGTAAATTTGCAATTAAACAGCGAGAGTTTTGACAACGCAACTTGGACAAAGACCTATAGCGTAGTAACTGCAAATCAAATCGCTTCTCCAGACGGATATGTTAATGCAGATAAGTTAGATGAAACCACTGCAAACAACATACACCAGCTTGAATCGTCAAGAACTGTAACAGTAGCCGCCTACACAATGAGCGTTTTCGCTAAAAAAGGAGAGCGAAACTTTGTTCGGTTGTACGAGGATACCACATCAAACAGTGCTTACTTTAACTTAAATACTGGTGCTGTTGGTACTGTTAGCGGCGCTACCGCAACAGCCAAGATTGAGGACTATGGTAATGGTTGGTATCGTTGTTCGTTGACATATACTGAAACTGGTACTTTTGGTCGCTATCGTATTGTTGTTGCAAAGCAAGATAATGAAACTTCATACGCTGGCACGGCTGGATATGGCATTTACATCTACGGAGCCCAGTACGAACTTGGCGCCTACGCCACCTCTTACATTCCAACGCTTTCAGCATCCGCAACCCGTGGGGCAGACGCTTGCTCAAAGACGGGGATAAGCTCACTAATTGGGCAGACGGAGGGGACTTTGTTTGTTGATTTTACCCTTAACGGATTGGCTGACTACGGAACGCCTATAAGCGTAAATGACGGAGCCACAACTAATTATGTTTGGCTAACTATTTTTGAAAATGGAAATTTAAGGGGTGAACTTTACAATGGTGCCGCCCAAGCGAGTATTAGTTATTCGGGTGCGGTTAATGGTGGCCGTTACAAAATGGCGTTCGGCTACAAAACCAACGACTTTGCACTTTATGTAAATGGCGCACTTGTGGGAACTGATTTAACGGGTACTACTTTTAGCGGAACTACTTTGAGCCGAGTTGATACTAACCTCACGAATGCGGCAGTATATTCCACCGCTTCGGAATCAATCAACCAAGCCCTTGTATTCAAGACCCGCCTAACAAACGCCGAACTGGCAGAACTCACAACGTTATGATATTCCGTAAGTACGCCTTTGCTGATTGGGCAACAGCCAAAGCAGCAATACAAGTAGAAGTAACAACACCCGAAGGGGTAGAACTCGTCTGGAATCAAGACCTCGTTGCCTGCGTTGTGGAAATAGGCCACCTATGTACGCAATGGGGAACCGATGCCGAGGGCTTACCCGTATGCGAAGCAACAGACCCGCTCTATGCCGTTGACATCGTGTGGCAGGAATCGGCTCTTGCTGCTTACGATAGTGCGTTGGTATGGCCAAACCCAGTCGGAGTTAATTCTTTTGGTTACACTCTGGACACCGAGTACGCCCAAGCGTTTTGCGTAGCGAATCCTGATTCCGAATACTGCCAACCTCCAGCACCATTCGAGATATGAAAACAGATAGTTCAAGTGCGGTAGCGACCTCTTGGAGTTTAGCCGTTGGAGGATTAACGATTGCCGAGGTGCATCAGATTGCGGGGATGCTTGTAATGCTGACCTCTTTTGTGTACACCTTGTGGCGTTGGAACCGAGATATCAAGAATGATAAATAGAATCTTCCGTAACCCAAAAACTACCGTTATAGGGCTTATCTTAATTTCATTCGGGGGTATCCTCGTTTGGTTTGAGAAAGCGTCGCTAACGGAGTTTAGTGCGTTTATTATGGGTGGGTTTGCGTTAATGATGAGCAAAGATGGCGAAGCAACAGGAAACAACAAAAATCAAGAAGTCCAAAAGAAAACTCGGACGGCACACAAAAAGCCAGAACAAAAGGGTGACGAGTAAGAAGTACCGGGGACAAGGACGATAAAGTTCCGTATAAGGGATAATTGTATATTAAAAAGTGCGATATAAGACACGTTAACTCGGAAATCATTAGAGTTGCTGCATAAAATTTATCAAAATGAAGTTATCTGAAAACTTTACGCTTGCCGAGCTTACGCATACGGATACCGGGATTGCAAACAATCCAAGCCAGGGCGAAATCAATAACCTAAAACTATTGGTACAAAAAGTATTACAGCCGGTTCGGGATAAGTTCGGGGTAATAAACGTAACGAGTGGGTTTCGTTCACCATTAGTGAACTCTGCCGTGGGTGGTAGCGCAACAAGCGACCACGTACACGGAAGGGCAGCAGATATTCAATGCGAGGATATGGCGGCTGTATTTAACTACATACGCAAGCAGCTGCATTTTAAGCAACTTATTTGGGAGTTTGGTACCGATGCACAACCAAAGTGGATTCACGTTGCCTACGACGTTAATAACAACAAAGGAGAAGTCCTAAAAGCAATTAAGAAAGGTGGAAAAACTAAATATGTCCAATTTTAACGACTGGCTCAATGAACTCGAAGAATTACCCACACCCCCTACTTGCTCTATTGATAATCCTGATTGCGAGTCTTGCTCTGGGTAGTTGCTCGGCGGAGTACCACTTACGCAAAGCCGTAAAGAAAGGTGCTGACGTATGGCAAACGAGGTGGGATACCACAATCGTAACCAAGGAAAGAAACCTTTGGGATACGCTCACGCTTAACAATGTTGATACAGTAGTTGTCCAAAAGGACAACATTCGCATTAAACTTGTTAGGAACTTTGATACCATCCGACTACAAGCGACGTGCTTACCGGATACGGTGCAAGTAACCAAGTACATTAACACCAAGATTGCGACCAAAGGAAAAGGTAATTGGGAGAAATACCTGATGCTGTTTGCAGTTGGTATGCTGCTCGTAGTCCTAATAAGGCGATAGA